TCAATTAAATTCCAGTCTTGTAGTAATAATGCTATTGTATTTCTTCTTTGAATGTCATTCTCAACTAATGTTGATTTTTTACCATCTAAAGCAAATAACTCTTTAAAATGTGTAATATAATATTTACCTTGTTTGTGTAAAATATGACATGATTGATATATTTTCTTTTCCTTCCGAGATGCGACTCCAATACGTGTTAATGTCTCACGGACTTTTAAAAAATCATCTGGTTCACCTAAAACCACTTCGACCATCTTATCAGGTGCCCATGTTACCTCTGGGACTTGCACCACACTCATTTTGTTCCTCCAGTTTCAAACTTCGATTTAATGAAAGCAAGTTGTTCTTTAGTTAAGATTGTCAACGTTTGCTTTGCTTTTTCATTACTATAACCATAGTAACGTTTTACATAATCAATATCTTTAATCGTATCTTTACGGAGCCAAGGAGAGAATCTCTTCTTAGTTCTGAGGATATTTATAAAAAAGTCATATTGCATCTTCTTTGGTAAGAAAGAATACATATTCATCTCATTTGCAAACATAATTGCATCAAGATGACCTGACATACAACGATTAATAATATAAGGAGGATAGTCTTTTTCTACTGATGGGTCTTCATCAATTAGATTTTTCTTTGTATAATTTATCGAGTTTAACCAATCTTTAAGATCCATAATCCATTACTCGTTTTGCAACATCTTCTGCTACTTCATTAAAAAAGTTTTCACAAGAACAAACAAGATTACGATCACCGTAAACATTATCAATTCTTGATACTGCTGGCCAGAACTTGTTTGTCTGATTTACAGGGTATGCTGCTTGCTCACGAGTATAAGTATACTCCCATTTGTCAGAACTGACAACCCTTGCAGTATGTGGTGCATTAATTAAAATATTTGTATCATGATAAATCTCCCTTCTTATCATTTCCATTGCTTTCACAAATCTTTTTAACTCATCTAAAGATTCACTTTCAGTTGGTTCAACCATCATAGTATGTAAAACTGGCCAAGATAATGTAGGTGCATGAAATCCATAATCCATTAATCTCTTAGCAACATCTTCTGCTGTAACTGGGAATGTTCTACAATCAAAGATACATTCGTGTGCAACTCTACCATTCTCTGCTTTATATAAAACTTTAAAGTGTGGGTCAATCTCATTTGCTAACCAATTTGCAGACAACAATGATATCTCACTTGCCTTTCTCAATCCTTCTCCACCCATCATACGAATATACATCCAACTGATTGGTAGTATACTTGCACTACCATATTCTGATGCTGATACTCTTTTATTCATGTATGGTGTGAGATGTGATGCCACTCCAATTGGACCTACACCAGGACCTCCACCACCATGTGGAATACAAAATGTCTTATGTAAATTAAGATGACATACATCTGCACCATAGTTACCAGGTTTTGCTAGTCCTACCTGTGCATTTAGATTTGCTCCATCAAGATATACCTGACCACCATTCTCATGAACGATTCTACATATGTCTTTTATAGTGGGTTCAAACACACCATGAGTTGATGGATAAGTAACCATAATACAAGACAACTCAAAGGTATTCATGATTGCTTGCTTCTCTAAATCTTTCATATCAATATTACCATCATCATCACATTTGATAGGAACTATCTTCATACCAGCCATAACTGCACTTGCAGGATTAGTTCCATGAGCACTTGTAGGAATCAAACATACATTTCTCTTTATATCTCCACGACTTTTATGATATTCTTGTATTGCGAGAAGACCTGCATACTCACCCTGCGAACCTGCATTTGGTTGTAATGATATAGAATCAAACCCTGTAATATCACACAACCATCTCTGTAGATCATCTATAATTTTTAAATATCCCTGCGTTTGACCCTTAGGTGCAAATGGATGTATGTTTGCAAACTCAGGCCATGAAACTGGTATCAGTTCTGCTGCTGCATTTAATTTCATAGTACAACTACCAAGTGGTATCATACCATTTACTAATGAGAAATCTTTAGAGACTAACTCATGAATGTATCTCATCATATCAGTTTCACTATGATATCTGTTAAATACTTCTTGAGTTAACCACTCTCCTTTTCTTACAGGAATTGATGGCCACTTATATTCTCCTACAGCATCTAAAACATGATCAATAGTATCTGCTTTATTAGGAAAATCAACTTGAGAATCAATGATTTGATGTAATTCATCTAATGTAGTACACTCATCTAATGATAAGGTACACCAACCATTTTCATAAGTTACATTAAAATCCTCTAAAGCAATAGAGGTTTTAAATCTTACAGTATCAAATCCTTCTGATTCATCTGTTTCTATTCCACACCATTTCAATGCTAGTAGTAACGTTTGTCTATATCTTAATACTCTGGTTGCTATTTTTTTCAAACCTTCCGCACCGTGATAAGCAGCGTAAAAACCTGCCATATTTGCGAGGAGTGCTTGAGCAGTGCATATATTGGATGTTGCTTTGTCTCTTCTTATATGTTGTTCCCTTGTTTGCAACGCTAGCCGTAATGCTTTATTACCTTGGCTATCTACCGACTGCCCTACAATTCTACCAGGAATCTTACGTTTATATTTGTCAGTTGTTGCAAAGAATGCTGCATGAGGGCCTCCAAATCCCATAGGAACTCCGAACCTCTGCATACTACCAACAGCAATATCAAATCCCATCTCTCCCACAGGTTTCATTAGAACCTGTGCTAATGGATCAACAATCGCAATCTTCATACACTTACATACCTCTGCTGCTGTAAGTAAACCATCACGATGTTTTAAAGTACCATGACTATTGGGTAGTTGTACTAAGACTCCAAACGCATCCTTTAATTCTGCTAGTGGTATTGATCCATCATAATCAACTAATACTATTTCAATACCAAGTGGTTTTGCTCTCGTCTCTAAGACTTCTAAAGTTTGAGGGAATACTTTACTATCAACTACAAATCTATTTTCTTTACCAACTGAATGTGCTAGTATCATTGCTTCGGCAGCTGCCGTTCCCTCATCTAACAATGATGCATTAGATACTGGTAACCCTGTAAGTTCTGTGATTAATGTCTGATAATTAAATAGTGCTTCCAATCTACCTTGAGATATCTCTGCTTGATATGGTGTATAAGATGTATACCATGCAGGATTCTCAAATACATTTCTCAATATAACTGGTGGTGTAATTGTTCCATAATATCCTTGACCAATAAGACTTCTTTTAACAATATTTTTTTCTGCAATTTCTTTTAATTCTGTGAGTGCTTGTTGTTCACTACAACCCTCTGGTAACTTATCATCACCACGAAGTAGGATCGAAGTCGGTACTACCTCCCTTACTAACTCTTCTATAGTAGAAAGACCTAGATCATTTAACATACTATTCTTTTGATCATCGGTTATACCAATATGTCTTCGAATAAATTCACTCATAGGTTTTGAACCACTCCTTCATTGTTGTTTGATATCCAGACTCCCGATAGGGAGGCTCCTTAATTCCTCTTATTTTTTTCCACTCATTGTGCAATGCACCTAGCAACCATGCTTGAGAAAGACTCTTAGGCCCATTTTCTAAAAGTTCAAGATGACGTTTGTTATTACAAAAGTTCTCGGCATAGTCCTTTCTCCAATTTGAATCGTCGTATTCTTTTTTAGTCATACTTCTGGAAAGTCATATGGGCCATTTAGTTTTTTTTCGGTTTCCCTTTCATCTAAGACTTCATTAATAAGTTCTTTAAGTTCTACCTTAAGTGCATCAGTAATGATGTTAACTTTATTAGGAATGAATGGAGAGATCTCAGCACGTTGTTCTTCTAAACTTTTAGTACTCTTACCACCACCATAAGACATACCTTGGGTATCCATTTTGTCCATTCTTTTTCTATAATAATTGTTCTTGTTTCTAACTATAGCACATGATTTACATTCATATGCATAAGATGATTCTAATGTTGGATCTTTACGACATTTGTAAAAATCTGTGACTAAATCTTTTTCTACACCACAAACTCTACAAATCCTTTTCACCATAAAAAGATGTGCGGATTGTAAATGTTCATCGCCATAGAAATCGAAGTCCATTATTTGTAGATCTCATCAATACATTTATCTCTTTCTATCTGCTCTGCTAACTTTTGCTTTGTTGCAATAACACCTGCAAGACGTTGCTCTAATTTATCTACAATACGATTGTAAACTTTTAACTGGTATTTTCTAAGTAAGATATTGAAATCTTTCATGAGTAAAATTAAATTTAAAATTATTTATCAAGGGTGGGAATATGTTTCCAAAGCAACATTTCCTGCAACAATTAACCTATTTAAGTTTGGTTCTTGTACATGATCTACTCCATGTACCAACCATGATGGCCATGCAAAAATGTCTCCACTCTCTTGATGATCTGGATATATTTTATCTCCATGATCATCTAGAAAATAAAAACATTTATTCTTTGATGCATTAATAATATGAGTAAA